TCACCAGCTTGTAACCGGTGTCAATGAGGTTGCCCGCGATGGTCGCGCCGATGTTGATAAGACCGGTCGTGAAATCCCATGCGATCGTCGCGCCGCGGGTCGGCGAGCCGGTCACGGCATCGGCGTTCGCGAAGAAATCGCCAGTACCGAACAGCGACACCGGCTGACCCGGCTGGATGACGTAGCCCGACTCGGCCAGGAAGGTCGTGATCTGCGCGTTGTTCTCGCGGTTCACGAAGCCCAGGCGCTGAATCGGCGAAGGGGCCACGCCCGGGATGGAGGTCACGGTGCCGGTCGTGTTGAGCACGGCAAAGCGCCCTACGTTGACGCCTGAGGAATCGGCCACCGATTTGCCCGCGCCCGACAGCTTGAACACCATCGGATTGGTCGATGCGAAGTCGCCGGGAACCGCCTGCGCCGGATTGATATAAACCTGATTCTGGAACATGGTTGTTTCCTTTAGCTCTTCACAGAGATGCGGGACAGATGGGCAAGGATGCCCGCCTGCTGTTTTTCGATGCCGGCGCTATCCATCGCCATATCCGGACGCGAGCGCACACCGGCCGACTTGCCGGCTGTCTGCACGTGGGTAGCCCATGCGACGCGCGCCATGCCCTTGGGCACACCGGCCGGGTCGATGCCCACGGCGGCCAGTGCCTCGCGATAGATCGCGGCGGCGCTGTCCATGCCATAGACCTCGCCGAGCACGCCGCGCGTGTCGCGCTTGGCGCGCTCCACATCGGCGGCGCGCTGGCGCTCTTTCTTCACGGCGGCGGCCACGGCGGACTGCGTGTGCTGACGTACGCTAGCAGCATCCATCGCACCGGTCACGGTGATGGACTTCTCGCCACGAGCTGGCGTGCCCTGCTGCGCGGCCTGTTTGGGCATCGGGTAGGAGCCTTCCTCTTCATCCATGGCGCCCTCGACGGACTCTTCCTCTTCTTCCTCGTCAAAGGCGCCTTCTGCGCCCTTGCGGACGGCAGGATCCAGTTCGAGATCTTCGGCGCCTTCGGTGCGAATCTCTTCGCCCGCATCGGTTTCCGCCTTCTTGCGTTCGCCTTCGAGTTCCATCTTTTCGTTCATTTCGCCGGCGTCGCGCGCGCGGTCACTCATCTCGCCCGGCTTCGCTTCAGTGCCGCCGCCCAGCTTGCCGTGAATATTCTCAAGCAAACCTGCGATGTGCTTCAGCGCCTGGCCGACCTGCGCCATGGCGGAATCTTCGTGCTGTTCACCCGCTTCGGAGCCGGGAGGCCCGCCTGCGCGGAGTTCGTTTTCACCAGCCATCTTCGTATCTCCTTGCATGGAGGGTTTCGGCCCTTGCGGGTCGGTGAGTGCTGCATCGGCGACATGCGCGCCACTCGCGCGCCCGTCGTCAACTAAAGCAACATGGTTGCCCGCCAGATCGCGCATCACGCCATCGTGGCGCCGGCCGTTCACTTCGCCGGCCGTCATGTCCGGCTTGTAGCGGTAACCGCACGACAGGTCAGACATGGTGCCGGATTCGATAAGGTCGATCGCTTTGCCGTCCGAGACGAGCAAATCGCCACGCAAATGCTTGCCGTCGAACGTGACGGAATGGATCGCACCGGCCTGGTATTCCTTGCGCGGCTCGTCAGCGGTCTGTCCGATGTGCTTGATCATAAGCGGCACGCCCTCGAAGGTAGGCGCCGCCTTGCGCATCTCTTCGGGATCGCGATACAGGTCGTAGACGTGATTGGGTTTCAAACCCAACGTGTCATAACCAGGGATCTCTGAGCCGCGGTACGGGTTGATTTCTGCCGTTGACAAAATGCAGTTCTTGACGCGCATGCGGCCATCCGCATCGCGACTTCGCGACGTCTGCTTGTCAAACGCAAAAATGATCCGGTTCTCGGGCATGTGTCGCATGGTAGCTAGTCGGGCGCATGTTCGCAATTAGTGAACGCGCCGGTTTAGCTTGTAAAGGCTTTGATAATGCTATGTAATTTAGTGCGCGTGCACGTGACCGGCGCGCATCGGACGATCATCTAGCCCTGGCGCAAGTTTCACGCCCTTAGGCTGTGCGCGCGCCAGTTTGATCCACGGGCGCAGCGCGAGGGTGTAGTCATTCCATGAGTGGCCATCGGCTTCGACGGCGGCGCGTTCCGCGGTGGTAGCAAACGTGTGCGCCAGCGCGTAAGGCAAGCCTAGGTCGTCCATGAGAGCGCGTTCGACGCACTCGTGGATCAGCACATAACGCCACACGTCAACAAGCTTTCCGCCAATGCTCAAATGGCGCGGAAAGCGACAGTCGAAATAGACTGTGCGCTTATCCCAGTCGCGCGCCGTGCCGCCGAGTAGCGGTACCCAATAGCTCGCCACGATGCGCACGTCGCGCCACAGGGAACGGATCGCCGCAGTGAGATCCGTCTGCGACAGCGCGGGGTCAATCTCTTTGATGCCTGTAGACACTGGCTTAATCTCGTTGGCGGTAAGCGCCCGGGAAACCCGGCACGGGTTCTAGCTTATCGGGGTCAAACACGCGCCCCGCGGCGAGGTTGCGACCGATCGCGGGAATCAGCGTACGCGAGCCGCAACGACAATTGATCGCCTGACCGGGCAGTACGTGACCGAACTTATCGCCGAAGTCGATACCGGCCTGCGTGTCGAAAATCCACTCTTCGCGGCCAGCTTTGACATGATCAGGCCGCGGCTCTTTACCGGCGCTCGAATGCTTCCACACGGCCCATTGCAGACCTAGCTCGCGCTGGCGCGCCGCGTTCATAGTCGCGGTGAGCTTATTGGACTGATCGCGCGCAATCAGTGCGGCACGGTCAATCGTGAGATCGCCGCGTTTGCGCAATGCATCGGCCATAGTGTGAAGATCACGCCCCGCGAGAAACGAGCGGGTCACGATGCCGTGCACGTCCGTGGCGAACTGCGCAGGGATGGATTTGATCAATGCTACATTTTCCGCGACGGTTACATCAAGCTGTGCCGCCTGCGCGGGCGTCAGTTTCATATCGACCGTGAAGCCCGCTTTGCGCATCTGCGCCTTCCACGCCGTCGCGTTGTCCTTGTAGCTCGCCCCCGCCCATTTGCGCGCAAGCTTAGCGGCCACTTCCTTGAAGTGTTTTTCCCAGTGCGACTGCAGGCGCGTCAGTTCAGACAACAGCTTCTGTTGCGACGTCTTCGGCGCCGCGTCTTCGGCGAGATCCGGAATCCTTCCCGCATCGGCGTTAGTTTCCAGCGCGGCGCGGTAACGGTTAGAGAGCCACCAGTGGTAGCTTTTGACCATCAACTGCACTTCACGCCTAAGCGCCGTGCTGTAAGCCGACGCTGTGCCCACGTTCGGTGAGATCGGGGGGATTTTCTTCTCCCTCTTGCCGGGTGCTTGCAATTTCATTGGGCGCGCCTTCGTTGCCTATCTGGAGGATCTGTTCGGTGATGCCCGCAATGTCATCGTCGGCGGGTTCGACCGCTTCCGTACCATCAAACAAACCAGAGTAGCCACTCGTGGGGTCGTCGGCGAGATGTTCGGCAACCTGCTGCGGCGTAATCGCGCCCATCTCCACGTATCGCGTTGCGGTTTCCGAGTCTTTGTATCGGCGATCGGCGTCTTCAAGGGCGGTCAACTCGTGCAGCGGTGCCCACTCCCAGGTGATGCCCGGATCAATCGCGCCGAACAACGATAGTTGCGCCAGCTGCAACACGCTGTGAATCAGGTTCGTCAGCGCGTGCGATTGATAACCGCGCACGTAATCATAGAACACGCGAATCTCGCCCTCGCTTGACGCATTCAGGCCGGTCGGTGTGAGGCCGAGCAGCTTGACGAGCGGAATGTGTGACACCGCCGACATCTGCTCCTGGCCCTGCGCCTGTAGCGCGTCGAGTCCGGACAGTGGCGTGTTGACTTGGAAGAACTCTTCAGTCGCCTTGTCAAGCAACAACAGGTTGCGATTGTCGCGGTAGGCGTTGATCAGTTGCGCGCGCTGCTGCAGTGCAACACTCGCGCCTGGCTGCAGGGCTTGTGCGAGATCCATCGCTACGCCAGATACGCTGAACTGCTTGACGGTATCGGATACCGACTGACGCGTCCGCAACCAGTTATCGACGTAGGGAATCGCCAGCTGCGACATGGAGATGCCGCGAAACGAATACGTCGGTTTGAGTAGATCCGGAACCGGACGAGAGACGATCGTGTGCAACCGCGTGGCGTGCACTTCAATCCCCAGCAGCCACCACGACGAAGGGACGTAAAAATCGGCCGCCGTGGGGTCAATTGAGTTGTAGAAATTGGGCGTCACCCAGTAAGGCTCAACGACGCGCAACCCGAGGAACGAATCTTTCGGCACACTGTAGGGGCGAAACACCAGCGGTAGACTACGGGCGTTTTCATCGTCCTTCAGACTAAAGAATACGTGCGCGCCGCCAAATGCCTGATCGTGGATCACCGCCTGGCGAACGTGCTCGCGCAGTTTCACGCGCTTAAGTTCTTCCTCAAGCTTCGTAAGTGTTTCGGGCGACGCATCGCCCGATGCCTTGACTTTTCCCCACATGCGCACGCACTCATCCGCCAGCGTCTCGTGCATGGTGCGGTATTCAGGCAGCTGCGCCAGCAGCGCCAGCGTCGGGAAGCCCGGGAAGCTCGTGGACTCTACAAACGTTAGCGCGTTGCCGGCCTGCCCGTTGAAGTCAAGCGCCATCTCTGCCGCGGCCTGTTCCGGCTGGCGGTAGTTCTCTAGTTCGACCTTGTGCCGTGTCGCCTGCGCCATCGACAGGCTAGCTACTTCGGCGGGTGCGTTTAGCAACGCATTGATGCCAATCATCGGGCCGGCGAGTTCGACACGCTCTGCCACGGCCGGCGGGGGTTTGGGCAGCGGCGCTGGTACGTGGATAGGCGGCCGAGGCTTGCTGGCGGCTTGCGAGTGGCTTTTGCGGTTCTTGCGGCGCTGGGTCATTGGCTGATGGCCTGTATTGCCGCGTAGGCGGCTTCGGGAGAAGTGAAAGAGCCAACGTACACGCGCTGACCGTTAACTCGATACGTAGCTTGCCAGCGGTTACCCTTTGCAACAACGCCTTTAAAACCGCTGGTGTTATTTGTCCGTAGCGGGTTGGCAACGCCTGTAAGCTTAAACTGCGCCACTGCATTCGCAGCTGCCTCTAGCGTCAAATGATAGCCGAGATAGATTCGTCCGCACTTAGCACGCCATCTGTCGCCCACGGCGTACACGCCGACAAAACCGCTTCGATTGGGTGACTCATTTCTCGGTCTACCCCGCTGCGAGGCACTAATCTTGGCGCGCGTAACTTCGCTGCATTGTTTGCCTTTCAGCGCCGCTGCACGTTTGCTCACGGTCTCTGAGGATTGCTTGCGCCCTTTTTGTGCGCACCGCATACGCGCAAGCGTCTCATCCGAAAATTTGCGGCCTTTTAGTTTACTAGACAACCGTTTACGCATTTCGTTTGTTATGACACGGCCCTGTGTGCCGCCCGCTTGAGGCAGGATGTTGTACAAACGCGCAAACGGTACGGCGTCAATGTGGTGCTGTTCACGTTCTAACAGCGCGTCACGTTCCGTGTTTTCGAGCATTTCAAACCGTAGCGAGCCCTCACCGTATTTTACAAAAGCTTGCTGCAGCGGTTTGCAATGGTGAGTGCCTGCGCGCAATAGACAACGATGAACGCGCCAACGTTTGCGCACGTCCACTGCGCTACCTATGTAGCGTTTCCCTGTGGGGCTTGTGATGGCATAAACGCCGCAAATATTCACTGATGCGCAGCCCGCAAGATATCGTTTGTAATCAATGAAGCAATCGGGCTACGCAGGCAAAGCTGCTGCAGCGCAATGGTCATCTGGTCCACCATGTCATCATTCGCTACGTCAGGGAAGCTCGTGATTTCGTCCACTACGGGAACGATACCGGGGCTATCGTCAGGGTGCGGCAACATCACGCACTTGTTTTGCCACACCCACGACACCGCATGCGCCCGCGCCTCCTTCGATCCCAACGGCGGGACGCCCACTAATCCTGTTACGTGAACCCGCATCATGTCAAGTAGCGCCGCGCCGTTGGCGGCTTCTTCAATGTAAACCCGCGTAGCTCGCGGGTGTTTCTTTTTAAGGTCAAGAATGGCAATCGCTGTGGCCATGAACGCGAGTTTTTCGCGACGCCAGTCAATAAGCCACACTCGATCATCGCTAGTTTTACCCCACACGCCTATACCCACGTAATCGCTGGCGTCGCCGTCTTTAAACGTAGCGTCAACGGACATCACCATTTGGACGAAGTTAAGCGGTAAATCCGCGCGGCGGTAATACTGCAAATGTTCGCGTTTGAATATCGAGCCCACGTCGGCTAGCGGTGTTTGCTGGTACATGGCCGCCCACCACATGAGCGACATGTGGGCTTTCATCTCGCGCAACTTCGTCTCGCTGTGCAGGTATGGCACGAGCGCGCCTTCGGGCAAATCGTCGCGATAACCCGTCTCACCTACAAGGTTGAGCGCCGGGAACGACAGCAGCGTGAGACGCGGGTTGTCCTTCAGCTTGCGCCGCACGCGCGCCAACAAATCATTGGCAGACCAGGGTGTGCCGATGATGATGATGCCCGACCGTTCCTGCAGACGCGTAAGGATCACCGACTCATACCACGCCTCGATGTTGTCTTGGACATCGGGGGACAGTGCCTGCATGGCGTCTTTGGTCGGATCGTCAATGATGGCCACGTCAACTGAGAAGCCAGTCAGGCCGCCGCCGACGCCAACGCCCTGCAGATGACTACCGCCCGGCACGTCGAATTCATCGGACGTACTGACACCCTTGAAACCGATCAAAGACGTTTCGGGAAAGATCGCGCGATATTCCGGCGAAAACATGATCTGCTTGGCATCGCGGGCGTTGCGCCGTGCCAGCTTGAGTGCGTAGGACGCGCACGCAGTGCGTACCTGCCCCAGTGGCTGACGTAACCGACCGAACAAATAAGCCGGAAGACAACGCGATATCAAGGAACTCTTACCGTGCTGCGGCGGCGCCGTGAGTATGAGCACGGGGCGCTTGCCGGCAATTACGTCATCAATGAACCGGTCTACCTGGCGGCACACGGCGGCGCTGAAGGCGGAATGTTTAAAGCGCGGCCGGTGCACCGCCGTGATGAACGCGGCGTAATTTGTCCGCGCCGATTGGATCAGGAAGTCTACTGGGTCGATCGCCTTGTGATTGGCGTGACTAGTCATGCCTGTACGTCCAGCAGGCCGGCCGCCGCCAGCTCCTTGAGTTGCTCGACGTAGGTCGCGCGCTGTTCGTCGCTGATGGCTTCGGCGAACGGCGCGGCGTTGGCGATCTCGATCACGGCCTTGTCGAAGCCGAGAATCTTGACGAGCGTGGCGAACGCTTTGTCTTTGCTGCGCATTTTGGGGACGATTTGACCTTGTTTCACGTCCCAACCTTCGACCAGCCGGCCGAACTGAACGGATTTCATGCGGGCTACGTCGAAGATGAAGTTCTCGACGGCCCCGAGTCCACCACAGGTGGGGCAGGTCGCGAGTGTTGCATCTTCCTCGCTGCCGACCTGCCCCACCCCCGCGCAATCGAAACACGCCCGCGCCTGCACTTTGAGCAGGTCAGCGAGGTTGATGTTGATCAGGCCCACCAGATCGGCCACGAGGGACGCCTTGACGGGTTGGAGATCGTGCACGGTCGCATTCATGGGGCGACTTTAACTTAACGCGCCGATTTGTTCCATTCCAGCCGAAAGTCCTCTGCGAACTACTGACGATACTGACGAACTGAAGCTGAAACAGTATATACAAATACCAATCTAGAATGAAATTCAGAGATAAGGGGTGAGGTGGGTATGTATTTATTACGTATTAT